CACACCAGCGAGGCAAGACAGCAGATCCTTTTGGCGCTGGTTAGCGATGTAATCAGCGATCTTGGCGCCGATGGCGGCCATGGGGTCAGAACCAGCAGCCAGAGCAGCCAGATCACGAGCCTCAAAAGCGCGACCACGGTGCAGGATCACGCCGACTTGCTTGTCAGCTTGAATCTTGCCAGGGGTGAGGCTGCTGCTATCAGACAGCACCTCAAAATCACCGGAAAGGTTGGCTTTCCAGAAAGGCACGTTGATGAAATCACCGCCCTCGGTTGCATTCAACTCAGCCATCGGCTGCACCACACCGCTAGCCAGGAAGGCATCACGGAAGGTGGTTTGCTCAATGACGTAAGGAGTAAAAACCTCGGGGATGATGATGTCAGAGCGAAGAGTCGCCATGATTGATCACCTGAAATGGTTTACGGTTTGGGCGCAGCCCTATATCACCAGCGCAGCCGGCTGGCAATATGTTAGCGGCTAGCGGCAGCTTTAAGGCGGTCGTACAGATCCCGATCCGTCTTAAACAGTCGTGATTGCTCAGTCAAATTGAATGAATCTGGGCTGAATGGGTTCTTCATGCCAGCAGGAATACTGGCTGATGCGCCGCTAGTTGGTGCACCAGAACCCTGTGGGCGCGGTTGCTTTTGCATCCATGCCGGTAAGGTCTTGGCCCATTCAGCAACAGGTGTCCGCTGGTAACCATCGACCACGACGACAGTGCCATCAGTGTCGCGTTCGATCTGCTCAGCACTCAGTTTGGTCTTAAGTACCAAGTCGGGGTCGTGGACAATTTCCGCCAATGCGGTAACGGCTGGCGTGACCAGCTCTAGTTCACGGACGCGGATTTCAAGTTCTGCAATGCGCTGGTCCTTTTGCGCCGTCGCCTCACGGAACTGTTGCTCCAGAGCCTGTCGGGCTTCTTGGTATTTTCCTTGGGATTCAAGTTCGGCTTGCTCGGCGCGACGCTTGAACTCCAGCAGTTCATCGACATTGACACCATCCGGCACTTTTGAAGTCTTGGATTTTGCTTGCCGAAGTTCAGCAATCAACTCTTGATTTTTGCGTTCAAGTGCCTCAACGCTGCGCTGCAACGCGTCGGTGTCAATCCCAGTAGCCGCAGGCTCTTGGGTTTGGTTTTCTTCAGACATGGATAACCCGCAGGGTTAAGTACAGGCCTAGGTTACCACTTCTCACGATTTGCCCAATAGGCAGCCGACATCTTGCCTTTGGCTATGTTGCTGGCGTGTCGTGCTTTGAATGATGCCCTTCTGGCCTTGTCTGCTGTTGATTCTCCTTTTTGTGCTGGTGAGCCAGACACGCCCTGCTGGCCGAATCGGATGAGCTTGACAGTTTCACCTTCCTTGGCTAATACCGCGTGCGATTTGTTGGGATGCCTAGGCGTCCGTTTGGGTTTGTTGTAACCCTCAAATTGCTCGCCGCGATAGGTGATCATCGCCGTGGCGCGGACTTTAACTCAGAGCGTTTTTTAATGACCGCATTGCCGGTTGACTCGGATTTGATCCGCACGATGGGATCATCCTTGGCGCCGACGCGGGTGACGCTACCACCACCACGCGTTGCGATGGTTGCTCGTTCACCGCCAATGCTGGTGACAACACCGAAGGTGCGGACGCCTTGATACATCCAGCTAACACGGTCACCGCGTTTCATTTCTTCTTGCCACCTTTTTTCTTGGTGCCTTTAGAAGTCATGGGCTTGGGCTTCATGTCGCCGTAATGACCAGGCATTGGTTTGATGCAGTGACGTTCTAATGCTACTTAGCTTTCCGCTTGCGGCTTTTTCCTGCCTTGGCGAGGGCGATTGCCTGTGCTTGTTTTGGCGACTTGCCCGCCTTGATTTCGCGGCGGATGTTCTCTGAGATCACATCCTGCGACTTGCCTCGCTTCAGCGGCATGACGCCATTCCTGAATACCTGTCAACAGGCTAGTGCCATCAGCCGTTGCCCAGCCTTTGTCGGTATAAACCGCTGGCACCCATGCCTCACCAACGAGCGCCTCAACGGGGTCGCTGTAGATGCCGGTATTGCGGAAATGCCGAAGGCTAGGCAGGTCCATATCGTTTGCGGAGCTGTTCTAAGGTTAACTCAGAGCCGTCATCACGCACCAGCTTGGCGATGGCATTGGTTGGGCCGTACTTATCAGCAAGGCGGTTGAAATATGCAACCTTGCCGGGGCCGAGCGCTTCGGCCTTGACGTCACGCGGCTGCTTGGCTAGCCATTGGCCATAAGTTTGATCTGCTGGCACCTGACCGCCAGTTGATGCACGCTTAGCGGGTGGTGGTGGCGTGAAACCTAGACCCTCGTAATCGATCACTGGCACTGTCGTTGATCGGCAGTTGAAGTGCTGCGGTGGTGTTGGCCCCTTGCCATATTCAAACTCTTTACCATCCAATGCACGACAAATGCTGCTGGTGCGGGTGTCCAATGTTGCCACATAGCGATACTTTTTAGTGATGTCTTGATTTGCTTCATATACCTGTTGGCTTGCGGTATTTGCTACTTGGTTGATGCTAGTGCGAACAAGGGTCACGATTTGATTGTCAGCCATTGACGTTAGCTCGCCGCCAGAAGAAATAATTCTTTTAATGCCAAGACGCCTGTCTCTTAAAATCCCAGCGGCACGAAGCTGCTCTCTTGTAGTTGCTGCTTCGCCAAATACCAGCCGTTCGTCGCTGCGCTCAAGGCTGCCGATCAACCGCTTGGCAATGTCCGGCGTAGTTTCACCAGTGAGCAGGCCCTGCCGCACCACCTGGCTGAACCGCTCGGCTTGATCTACGGCAATACCACGAAACGCTTTGGTCACCACCTCACCGTTAGGCAGTGTAATAGTGGCACCTTGGGCAGCGGTCAGGCTGAATGTTTGCGGTGCGCCTTGCACTGCTGCAAATAGGTCATCCGATAATGCAACCACATTGAATTGTGTGGGGTCAGTGGTGACCACGCTTTGAGCAAACTGCGGGCTGATCTCCACAGTGCGTACTGCATCCCTAGCGCCAGCAGGTAGCGCACGTGCTAACTGATCTGCCACAAACTCAGACTGCAACTGCGCAATGCCTTGTAACTCCACTGCGGTCAATTCGGTTGCATCACCAGCCCATGTGCCAAGCGACTCCTTAAGTTGCGCCAAGATGCCACGCAACCGTGCCGCTTTAACTGGTGCCGCTAGGTCATCAATCGTGCGTAGTTGATTAACTGCATCAATGATGATGTCGTTATACGCATTGATGATCCGCCGCGCCACGCTATTGCTGTAGCGGTTTAAGTCGATGGCATTACGGTATAGCGCGGCAGGGGTGCTCATTGGTAGATGCCAAGATCCTCAGGTGCATACCCAGATCGGATGCTGACATTAGCGCATTGCTTTAATGCTGTTTGCACCAGTGCTGCAAAAGCGTCATAGCCATTTTGCCCATCTTCATGCAGCACCACTTCATCTACCTCATCGGCTTTGCCATCTCGATACCACGTGACACGCACAATGGCCAAGATTTCATCTGGCAATTTGCAGATGTGATAGTCAAGCTCCTGTTGCCTCGGTGGTTTCGGTTCGATCATTTCCATCATCAGAATCATCCAGTCCGTTAGCAGGTCCAGCAGGTTGTAGATCCATGCCCGCATTGGCCGTTGCCTCAAGCTCCTCCTCTACGTTAAAGTCATCGCCCAGCACTTCACCGTCAGCCAAGTTCTGCAGGAGCGTTTCTTGGGTGATGGTGCCAGCAGTGTAAAGCTGCAGCAGGCTTTGGATTTCCTGCGGTTCAAGGCGTGCGCCAATGAAGTCACGGTTTACCAAACAGCTACCAGCAGCTTCGTTTTGACCGAGATACTGCGCGTGGTATTGGAGGGAGTTGTCGATCATGTCTTGCACGTTTTGCGCAATGACCATCATCGTGCTGTCACCTTGACTGCGATCAATACGCTTGGATTCTGCGGTTTCAGCACTCAGCTTTTGGCCGAGCACTGCCGATAGGCCAAGTTCATTGATCTGCGCTGCCAGTTGCTCTAGTCTGCGGAATTGATAGTCGAAGCTGCTGCCGCCGGGTTCGATGTACTCAGCGCGACCATCAGCAGGAAATGCAATGGCCTCGCCAGGGCCCGCTGATACCTCTTCGGCAGCAGACGGGAACCCATAAAACGCCAGCATGGGCACTGCGCTGATGTGGAGTTGATTGTCGAGGTCTGATTGCACCTGATAGGTCTTCAGGTTCAGCTCGGCAATATCCTCCAGCGGTGGCCGCGACTCCAGGTAACCATGCCGGTTGGCATAAGCCACGCTGAATGGGATCTGATCAAGGCTGGTGGTGCCTTCGTCAATGACGCGGAACTCACCCTGATCGTCGCGTTGATGCAGCTCATACGCGCCAGGTGTTAGCAGCCTGACTTGCTCCACTGCCTTCTCGCCATATTGCCCATCAGGCACGATGGTCGATTCAAGCAGCCGTAACTGGGTAAGACGCTGCTGGCCATCTTGTAATTCAGTACGCCAGCCAAGGATTTGCCGTGGCGTGTACGTCACCCAATAGGGTCTACCCCCATCAGATGGTGCATCCACCAATGTACCAATGTGGCCATAACGGACGAGTTTGCGTGCAGTTTCATAGGTCCAAACGTTCAGGTCATTGCCTTGCAGGTCTACGTCAAACAGTTGCTCGCGGATGGTGTCACTGGTGTCATCCAACCGCACCGGCTTACGGGTGAGCATCCCTGCCAGCATCCGCTCAAGGCGCTGATAGTACGGTGGGCAAACGCTACGCGCTAGACGGTTGTCATAGGACTCGTCAAGCTCACGGGGTTCCTGCGGCAGGTACCGGCGATGCTTGCGGCGCATCCCGTAAGTGCCCTGCATCAGGTCTTCAATCAAGATCCAATGCGGCTCTTGGGCGTACCACGAGGTATTGGGATCATTGATCTTGGTGACCTGCCGGCGTGCAAGCGGCCTGTCGTATGCGTTAAAGCCGGAGTACATTAGGCCGCCTGCGATGCGAACAGTTTACGCAGCTGTCAGCGTAATGCTGTTGCGGCCTAGCTTAATTTCAAATTCAGCGCCGGGTTTAAAGCCGAGTTGTTCGACATAAGCAGAACCAACCATCAAGTTGCCGTTGAATTGCACCTTGGCTTTATGGCTGAGTTTACGACCTAACTTTTTGGCAGGACTCAGTTCAACACCTTTGGCTTCAAGCAGCGCTTCATAAAACTGGGTGAAGCAGAGCTTATCGCCTTTGACGTAACCACATTCACGCACGAGGTCAGATTTATTGAGGTCGCCAAGGTCCTTGACTTTAGCAAGCAGTTCAGATCCGGTCAGCATTGGGTATGGAATTGCTGGGCCTTGTGAGCGTAGCACCTAGTAGAGCCTGATGCCAGTGCTGCGGCCAGCGCCAGCGTGGAGCGGG